GGCGCATTTTTGCCATAAAAGGTATGGCTGGAGAGGATCGACCTATCGTTAGCAGGCCGACTAGAAATAACATTGGCAAGATTAGATTATTTACCCTGGGTGTTGACAATATTAAATCTTTAATATTTTCTCGTCTTAGGTTACAATCTGAAGGTGCTGGATATTGTCACTTTCCAGATGACCGATCAGATGAGTATTTTAAGCAACTGGCGTCATCTGAAAAGATTGTGACAAAATACCATAAAGGATTCCCGCGCAGGGAATTCGTTAAGACCAGGACACGGAATGAGGCACTCGATTGCCGAGTCTATGCGATAGGGGCGCTTGCCATTTTGAATTTGAATCTGGATAGCCTGGCAGAGCGTGCGGCGCGACAAGTTAAAGAGGCCAGGGGCGATACGCCTCAAAACAATCAGCCCCGCCGCCAAATGGTAGCGCGAAACAATTTTATTAATGGGTGGCGCTAATGGCTAATTTATTCGATACCGCAAACGCACCAACATTAGAGCCTGACCAGATTGTTGTGGGCGATCGCGTCACTTGGCGCAAAAAGAATCTAGGCCAGGACTATCCATCATCAACATATAGCGTCCTTTACATGAGCCGTGTTTCTTCGGGAGGCGGCAATCATGAGTTTAGCGTTAGCGGCGTGGCTGATGGCGATGATTATCTTTTCACCATTACAAGCGTAGCAAGCGCATCCTTTGATCTCGGTCATCATCATTGGCAGCTTGAGATTACGCGCACCAGTGATAGCGAGCGCATAGTTATCCAGACTGGCTCCTGGGATATCATTACCGATCTGGATAACAACGTTGATCCGCGCTCACATGCCGAGATTATGGTTGATAAAATTGAAACTGTGCTTCAAGGCCGTGCCGATGCGGATGTTTTATCTTACTCAATTAATGGTAGATCACTCTCTAAAATGCAGCCGTCTGAGCTGGTCGAGTGGCGTAACTATTACCGACAAGAGGTAACTTTACAGCACAAAAAAGACCACGTTAAAAATGGTCGGCCGCACGGCGGCACTATTAAAGTGAGGTTTTAACGATGGGGCTTTTTGACTTTTTAAAGCGAGATCAGAAGCCCAATAAAATGGGTAAACGATCATATGCGGCTGCAAGATCAGGACGTTTATTCGGTGATTTCATCCAATCGAGCAACTCTGCCGACAGTGAGTTACGCTTTACGCTAGAGGTTATGCGTAATCGCAGCCGGGAGCTTGTGCGAGACAATGAATATGCCCGGCGATATATTAATCTTTTAAAAACAAATGTTATTGGTGACACTGGTTTCCAGCTACAAGTCAAGGCCAGGAATGATGATGGCAAGCTAGATTCAACCGGAAACACGATTATTGAAAATGCTTGGAAAACCTGGGGTCGGCTTGGTCACCCTACAGCAGACGGACGGATGTCCTGGTATGATTCTCAGCGTCTAGTGATCGAAGCGCTGGCGCGTGATGGTGAAGTTTTTATCAAAAAACTAAAAGGATCAAAGTATAGGGATGGTTTCGCGCTTCAATTTATTGAGGCTGATCTTATTGATGACAAGAAAAACGAGACCTTGAATAACGGCAATCAGATTAGAATGGGCATTGAGATGGATAAAGCTCATCGCCCGATTGCATATTACGTTTTGACCTCACATCCGGGCGATAGGTATTACAATAATGCCCAAAGCCAAAAACATATTCGCGTTCCGGCTGATGAAATCATCCACATCTATATGCCGAGCAGAACTCATCAAACACGCGGCGAGCCATTTATGGTCTCAGCTATGTCTGCCCTAAAGCACCTCGGCGCATATCGTGAGGCTGAGGTTATCGCAGCGCGCATCGGCGCGTCTAAAATGGGGATCATAACCACGCCTGGCGGAGATGATTTCGTTGGTGATGGATATGAAAACGAGTTCCAGCCAACTATTAGCGCCTCTCCTGGCGAGTTTATGCAACTCAGCCCAGGAATGGATTTGAAAACGTTTGATCCTAATAACCCAAATACAGGCTATGCCGAGTTTGAATCTGCTATGCTGCGCGGCGTTGCGTCTGGTTTGAATGTAAGTTATGCAAGCCTGTCAAACGATTTATCATCTGTAAACTATAGCAGCATCCGCCAGGGCGCTCTTGATGAGCGTGATGGGTATCGGTCACTGCACATGTTTATGATCCAGCACTTTGTTGAGCCGGTTTTTAGGGAGTGGCTCAGTTCTGCTATGGATTTCGGTGGAATCCCTATCCCATCCTCCAAATATGGCAAGTTTGTTGATAATGCCAATTTTAGAGGTCGCGGTTGGAACTGGGTTGACCCTATGAAGGAAATCCAAGCGTCTGTTGTTGGCTTACAAAACGGCATTCTGTCAATGCAAGATGTGGCCTCAAACTATGGACGCGATGTTGAGGAAACCTTTAATCAGATTGCGCGTGATAAGGAAATGGCTGAGCAGCTTGGCCTCAAGCTGGCGTTTGAGCCGTTTGGCGGCGGTCTGACATCGTTTGGCCCAGTTAAGATGGCTGCTCCAGAGCCAGGCTCAGAAGGTGATGACGATGGCGACATATAAAGGCCAGGAGATAAACCTAAAGCCGACAGAAACTATGGCAAGAGTCAATTCCTTTCTTTATGCTGTAAGAAATGGTAGTTTTAGAAGTGGAAAACATGACACTGACCTTTTACCGGAAGGTCATTCAATGAAAACAAAAGACGAGAGAGGTGATGAAATGGAAGAGCGTCACATTATAGATGTTCAAGAAACTGATGAGGCTTATGTCATCACTTTTGCAAAGCCGCATCAAGAAATGGAAGAAAGCGCCGGTCATGAGGATATGGAAGAACGGCCATATCATGACAAAGAAGAGGAGCGCATAGATCGCGCCGATCTTTTGCAGCGCGCTATCGGTATGGATGAGCGTGCTATTGATCAAGAGACCCGCACCGTTATGGTTGGTGTATCATCTGAGGAGCCGGTCAAACGGTCATTCGGGCTAGAGGTCATTGACCATAACCGTGAAAGTATGAACCTAGATTTTTTAAATTCTGGAAGAGCGCCGCTTTTACAGGATCATGATATGGAGCGCCAGATCGGCGTTGTCGAATCTGTTGAACTAGATGAGGAGGCTCGCCGTCTGCGAGCTAAAGTTCGCTTTGGAAAAGGCCAACTTGCCACAGAAGTGTTCAACGATGTGGTGGATGGTATCCGCCAAAACATAAGCGTGGGCTATAGAGTAGATGGCCGCGTAAAGCGTGAGAACGATGATGAAGAGATTTATCGCGTTAGCACAACACCTATGGAAATCAGCATCGTTTCTATTCCGGCAGACCAGTCAAGTCTTGTCGGCGTTGGTCGGTCTAATTCCGAAACTTTACATGCAACCCCTAAGATCGAGGAAAGGAAAGACGATATGTCTGAAATTGATCTTGATGCGGTAAGGCAGGAAGCCGCCAAAGCCGCACAAAAAAATGCCAAGGAGATTATGACCCTGGCGCGCAAGCATAACAAAGCTGATATGGGCGAAGAGGCCATCGGCAAGGGAACTTCAATTGATGAGTTCCGTGGCAGCCTTTTGGATGCCATTCAAAATCAGCCTCTTGATACCCCTGCTCATGTCGTTGATATGCCTGTCAAAGAGAAGCGTGACTATTCGCTTGGAAAAATGATTCGCGCACAGCTAACTCATGACTGGTCTGAGGCCGGTTTTGAGCGTGAAATGCACGATGAAATCACCAGCCGCACTGGCAAGCAAACAGATGGCTTTTATGTGCCTGATTTTGCGTTTCGTGCTGGCGCAATGTCAACCGCAGCGACAGGCGCTGTAGGTGATGAGAATGTCGTTGATAACTTTATCCCGACAATCCATCGCGGCGATATGTTCATTGAGGCACTCCGGGCAAAGCAAGTAATGGCTGCTCTCGGCGTTACCTTTATGGGCGGCCTGACAAATCGCATCAAGATGCCAAAGTTCTCAACTGGCGCATCTGCTGGATTTGTTGAGGAGCTAGGTGCTGTTGCAGACCAGTCACAGACTGATGCAGGAGTTACTCTCCAGCCCCGCACAATGGGCGCATATGTGGACATCGGTCGATTGGCATTAAAAGAGTCAATTCCAGCATTGGATCAAGTTGTCCAAGATGACTTGCTGCGCGCTCTTGCCGATAAGCTTGAGTCTGTAGCAATCAGCGGAACAGGTGCATCTGGACAGCCAACAGGCATCCTGAATGACGGAAATGTCGGAAACGTAGACATCTCTGCCG